CCTATTTTTTCAGGTTGACCATATCTAAAACGTACATTATCTCCATCTACCCAATTGTTTTCATTTTGAGTATCAGTTAACTGTTTATTGAATCCAGGTCTAAAAGGTATTTTTGTTAAAGCCATAGCCCTATTTTACTACAAAATTTTATAGTAGTATAGATAACACTTAATATTACTGTTGTGCTTATTTTTGTATAAAATTAAAGCTAATAGATATTCTAATACTATCTGATTTATTAGGTTCTACATAATGCTCTAACCAAGCAGGAAACATGATGCATCTTCCAGCAACTGGAGCATAACTAACTTCTTTCCACTGATAGGGTTTTAAGTTTTTATTATACCTGGGTAATGTCATTAAAGACACGGCTCGAGGATCTTTAATATTTAAATTTCCACAATTATTTGGAGTTTCAACATAATATACACCAGACCATAAACAATTAGAGTGTACGTGAGGTTGGTTAAAACTGCCTTTAGGATTAATATTAGCCCACATAGTTCCTAAAAAAGGCTCTGAAGCTAGACCCTCTTCTTGATATATTTCATTTTGCATTTGATATAAAATATTAACAAGCCTTTGATATTCAGGCATTTTAAAAATATCATTTTGAGAGTGCCAACCATTTATATTAGATTTTTTTATACCTGTAGTAGTTTTAGATAAATGTATTATATTATTTTTTAAATATTGATTAAGTTCAGGAGTACCAATATCTTTTACATAAATTTGTGTTGGAAAAAATAAATCTTTATGCATTATCTAAAAGAAGGCCCTCCAAACCAAACAACTAATGATTTCCTGTTTCCTTTGGTAACAGGTGTTACTCGATGTCTTAAAAAAGAAGAAAAAAAAATTGCATGTCCTTGTTTTAATTGAATATTAGTTTTTTCATTTATTAATTGAAGATCACCACCTTCAAATTCAGATTCATGAGATAATAAACAAGTCATAGATATTTTTCTAACAGGAGGTTCTTCTTTACCTGAAAAAGAAGAATCCATATGCCAGTCATAAAAAGATCCTTCTGAATATTCTGTATATTGAGCTGTTTCATTTAAACATATACCATCATAACCAAAATGATTATTATTTACTCTATGTATAAAACCATTTAATTTTTCATACATTGGAGGCAAAGCATCAAAAGGAATCCAGGAAATATGTGAAGTTCGTACCTTTTTATTCACTGTTCCATCATCTTGTATTAATTTTCCAATCTCTTTATTTTGTGAACGACCCATATTAATAATATCCCGACATTGTTCAGAAGTAAAAATAGGATCTTTACTTGTAGCTATTAAAGATTTCCATTTAGGTTCTAATATCATATTTTTTAATAATTGTTTCTGGTATTTTTTCTATATAACTGTTGTATTCTTTTTTAATTTCATTTTTAACAGCGTGCATATTATTTCCTATCACCGTATCATCGTAGGTAATACCATTAATATTTATTTTTTTTAAATTTTTGTAATTATGTTCGTACCAATTAATTCCAATAAATTTATATAAATTTATTAAAGACTGTTCTGTATTATCTACTAAATCATTATATCCAATATAGTAACATATATCTTTATAGTTATATGAATTTTGAATAGCTATATGTTGTCTATGAATTGCTCCATTAGGCTTCATTAAATATTCAAGTTTTTCTTCTATAGTGTTTCCATATTTATTAACAAAAGCTGTAGGTTCGTTCGTGAACCATTTAATATAACTTGCTAACACTTCTTTTAAATCCCTTAATAAAATAATACATTTAAATTCTGCACTAAAACATTCATGTATCATTTTTATATTACCAGGTGTTGTAACTGGGCCTCTATCAATAATAATTTGTTGTGGCCAATCGCTATAGTATAAATCAAATATAGAGTGTAAAACATTATCAAAAGATTTATGATCAGGAAAATTTTTAAACAACTCATCTTCTTTTAAAGAATATAATCTCGACATCATTTCTAATGTAATAGAATTACCTGTGCAACCAATAATAGGATTTTGATTAAGTAAAGATGTAAGTAATGTATTACCTGATCTTGGATAACCGATAAGAAAGAAAAGTTTTTTATTCTTTTGGTTCTTGTCCAATAAACTCTGGTTTTTTAGATTCATCTTTTAGTAAAGCTCTTTCTTTTTTTTCTCTTTCAATACTATAAAGTTGTCCACGTGCATTAAATACTTCAGCTTGAGAAGTGCCTGGTGTAATGCTTTCTACTCTATTTTTCATAACATGATGATAACTTTCTAATTGATGAGTATTAACATCTTTGTTATCAAAAGATCCATCATCAAATTCTTTTTTTAAATTAGACCATAGTTTAATTTCTCTCATTCTATCTTTTGCTGTTAGTTGCATAGTAGCAATAGAAAAAACTTTCTCATCTATATCTATCTCAATTAATTGTTTTTTTAATGGATCTTCTTCTTTTTCTAAATCTTGTTTAAGTTGTTGTAATTTTATTTCAGCACGTCTAGCATCAAAAGATAAAATCATTAAATTTTCTAAATAAACATTTTGTTCTCTAACACATTGCCAATATTTTGAAGCTTTAGTTGGATGTTTAAAATCATTTAATACAGAAAATCTCATTTCTGTTTCAGTTCTAAAAATTTGTTTTTTAGTCCAAGTGTCTTTTAGTTCTAGTGTTAAATTTTTAAAAGACTGAACATCTTCTGGATCAAGTATATTATTTAAATTAGGTGTTTCCTTTTCAATTAAAGGAAGTACATTTCTTTTTTCTTTTGACATTTTATTTACTTATAGAGTAAATAAAAATTAAGTAAAGGCTATGACTACAATGCCACTGCTTTTTTTACCTTTTAATTGTCTAGTTGTAGAATTATACCACATTTGTCCATTTTCTGGATTACTAGGATCTGAAGAAACTATCGGTATTTTTACACCTGCTATTTGTATATAAGTCGCCATAATTTTTAACTCGTTGATATTGTTTGTGTTGCGACACCTGGCCCTGTATAGTTTTCAGTTCCAGTAGGAGCAGGTTCAAGTCTAATAAGACCAAAATAATTTAAAGCTGCAGAGGCACTTCCAGCTCCATTTGCAACACTATCCCTTTTATAAGATATAGGAGCGGTTGCTGTCCAAGAAGTTCCATTCCAATCTTCTGCGCTAGTTATTTCAACATCAGAACCAGGATCGTTTGATCCACCCCATATTACTCCAGCAGCATCGCTAGTTCCAGCATGTCCAAATCTTTGTCTTCCATTACTTATTGCAGGGGCTGATGCCCACGCTGATCCATTATAAGTGTAAGAGGTAGTTCTAGCAACATTTCCACCTGTAACGAATGCTGAAGTTTGTGTTCCAAAACCTCCTCCATAACTCATTGTTTGAGGTGTACCTGTTTGAGATGCCCAAGAAGATCCATTCCATTCATAAACTTCATTTGTGCCATTTGATGCAAAAGATAAAATTGCATTTGCAGTTGCCCCTACTCCACCTCCATCAAAATATCTAGCACTTCCAGGATAACTAGTTTTAGTAGACCAAGAAGATCCATTGTATTCTTCAACGTCTGTTTTTCCTCCACCAGAATACCCACACCAGCCTAAAGCTGAAGTTTGTGTTCCAGCAGATCCTAGAGCTGACCTTCCTGTTCCTAGAGCAGGCTCGTTAGTCCAAGAAGTTCCACTATATTCTTCAGTATTACCTACTCTTGAAGGCCCAGTGTCTCCTCCATAGCCTAATGCTGAGGTTTGAGTTCCTGCACTAGCTCCTCCCATAAAACCTCGACCAGTATTTATACTAGCTCCCGATGCCCATGAACCTGAAGCGTACCCTCTAGCTTTTAAAGTATTTGAAGTTGAATTATACCAAACTTGTCCTTCAACTACGTTAGCAGGATCAGAGGAAAGATATTGAGTTTTATTTCCAAATATTTCATCATACTTTGCCATATATTTTATTCCTCTAAAGTTATTCCGGTAGGTCTATTTTGATATAAAAAACTTCCTTCTATTTTTCTTGGATCATCTGCAGGTAGTGCATCATACTCAGCTTGTTTCTGCGCAACTTTTGCATCAACAATTGCTTGAGCTTCAGCTAAAGTTTTAGTAGTTGCAGATACTTTATTTATCCATTTAGTTGAAAATTTATTATTAGCAGGTATTTTCCATAGATTACCTGGAAAACCTTCTGGAGATAATCTTCTGGAATCTCCTTTTTCAATGAAACCTCGACCGTAATTAATAGCTACACAATATTGATAGTTTGCCATAGTTATCCTTATTCTGTATCTATTGTTTTGACTCCTGTATTATCTACAACTTTAAAAGTGTCTGTAGCTGAATCATAAAAAATTTGTCCCTCTATAGTTCCAGTAGAGCCAGATTTACTTTCTACAGCAACACCTTCAATTTCTCTATACTCTGCCATTATTTAACCTTTAACAGCCAACCTTGTGTACCATCAACGTACACTAAAGTATTAGCTGCCCTCTCTGTAGAAACAGTCAAATCTGCAGCAGCCCCTTGAATAGGATTTCCGTTTCTACCTATTGTTAAATTGTTTGTATCAAAAGTTCCCGCATAATCTATAAATGAAACTTCATCTCCTTGAGATGGAGATCCAGGTAGTGTTAAAGTCCAAGCTCCTCCTGATGTATTTGCAAATATACCTTCGCCTGCTGACGCAGTATAGTTAGCTGTTTTAACTGCTTGCCAATCAGTTCCAGCAACAATGGTTCCACTTGCACCTAAATCAATTGAAGTTCCGTTAATAGTTATATTATCATTTGCTAATTTAGCATTTGTAACTTCTCCATCTAAAATTTTTGCAGTTGTAATAGCATCATTTTCAATATTTGGAGTATCAATTGTTTTTTCTACAACATTTGTTCCATCTGAAAATACTTGTTTAAAACCTTTATCAGTTGTTGCAAAAGTAACTCCTGTTCCTGATACAGTTTTAAATTGAACTGTAAAAGAACCTGTAGTACCGTTTTGAAGAATATATGTTTTTTCAATACTGTCAGGAATCGTTACAATTTGATTTCCTGTAATGGTTCCTGTAAATTTTATAACTGCGTTTCTTGCATTAGATATAGCAGCATCGCTCATAACTAAAGTAGTAGTCTGAGCGCCACCAGCTATAGATACTTCTTGGTATCCCGCAATAGCTTGTTGTAAAAGATTTAAATTTGTATTAGTCTTATCACCCCATGTTCCCGAGTTTTCACCCGTTGCCATGAGTTCTAGTTTAAGATCTGTAGAATAACTTGATGCCATATTAGCTCCTTATAATTTTAACAATATACATTTTTTAAACTGTTAAATCAACCTCTGTGATATAACTTGATAGCATATATTTATTATATCCTCCTTATGCTGCTTTATCAACCTCTGTCCACACGTTGGTAACTCCAGGATCTATTTGAGACCAACCTGTAATATTTACAGACCCTGTTGAAATAGTAGCAGATACACCTGTTACTTCAGCACTTGCATCATCCGCCTCTGCTTGACCGACTGCAGTTGATAATTCTACACCTGATACAGTATACGTTGAATTATGGTCTACGTCACCTACTGCGGTAGTTAATTCAATTCCTGTAACAGAAACATTTCCCGTACCTGTTAAAGTTACACCTCCTGCGACAGATGTTAAATTTATTCCAGTTACAGCAACATCCGCATCTGCATCTATGTCTTCATTTCCAACAAATGTTGATAGAGTATTTCCTGTTACATCTATTAAAGAATTAGCATCTAAAACAGCTGTCCCTTGTGATATTATAATATCTATTCCTGTAACAGGAACTTCAGTTAAAGGGAAAGCATCAACTTGACCTGCAGATGAATTTAAATTTATTCCAGTTGCAGGAACATTCGCATTACCAGTTGGAACTTCATTACCTGTTACAATACTTAAAGATGTTCCTGTTACTGCAATGTCTGCAGTTCCTGTTGCAATAACATTAACAGGTGAGATTGTGCTTGGACTTTCAGAAGCAAAAGGTGCTTCAGCGAACGCTGTTAAAGTGTCTTCATAAGATGTAATGTCTGTAACAGTTAAATTTCCAGCTGAAGTTACTTCAACAGTTGTATCAGTAAATGCTTCTTCGTTACCTGATGCAGAATTTAAATTAATTCCTGTAACAGGAACTACTGCAAGAGAGAAAGCATTTGTTTGTCCTACGGAAGATGTTAAATTTATTCCAGATACAGAAACGTCTGCATTTGCCTGTGCAGTTGAATTTCCTTGTTGAGAAGTTAAAACTATTCCACTTGGATAAGCGATTACATCTGAAGCTTCTGCTCCAAAAGGGGCTTCTGAATATGCACTAACTCCAAGAGCCATGATCTAAGCTCCTTTTTTAATATCTACTTTTTCCTTTTTAGGTAGTTCTTGTTTTAGCAGATTAGAATAATTTTTAAATAAACTGTTTAAATCGTTTAATTCTAAATCGGTTTTAACTATTAAATTTTTAACAGTTAAAACTTTCTGTAAATAAAATTGTCCTTTTAAAGATAGTTCTTCGCTGTAATAATTTTTATTTTCAAAATTAAACTGCATTTTTAATACTATGCTCCCCAACCACCTGTAACATAACCAGCATCGTTGTTAAAACCTGAAATATTAATATTTGCTTTTGTTAATTTTTTTTCTGCTCCAACAGAATCTACAACAACAAAAAAATCTCCGTCACCATCTGCTGTAGAAGTGGTTAGTAAGTTTAAATCTATTCTAGCAATAGGAACCGTTCCTGAAGATAAATTATCTGCATTTAAAGAAGATCCATCAATGAATCCACTGTCATTATTAAATCCTGAAATAGCTATATTGCCTTTTGTAAGTTTTTTCTGTGCACCTACTGAATCTACAACTGCAAAAAAATCACCATCTGCATCAGCTGTTGAAGTTGTAAGTTCGTTTAAATCTATTGCTAATGTTGGAGTAGATCCTTCACCAGAAGCTGCTCCTGTAATACCTTCTCCTGCAGTAATACTTGCAACATAATCTCCAGTGGTATCTGTTGTTAAAGTAACTGTATTTAAAGTTGCAATAGACCCTAAACCTAAAGTCGTTCTTTGTGCTGCAGCATCTGCATCATCTAATAATGCTTTACCTGCAGTTGTTAAATCAAAAGTTCCTGCAGTTCCTGAGCCTGTAAATTGAATACCTTTATCTGCTGCTGAAGTTAATCCTCCAATTGCAGCAAGTTCTGCATCCAGTCTTGCATTATCTACAGTTCCACTTGCAAGGTTACTTGCATTTAAATTTGTTAAATTAGATCCATTGTTTGCAACAATGTTTCCGCTTGAATCAAGGATAACGGCTTTGGATGCTGGTAATGTACAAAATACATTTTTAGTTCCTGCAGAAAAGTTTACTGCAGCATCGCTATTAGATGATGATAAAATTGTATCTCTTGATAAAGTTCCCGCACCAACAGTTCCTAGTCCTACTTCAAATTCACCGTTTGAGTTTACAATTGAATAATACGTTGTGTTAGTATTTCCAATTGCAGATGAAAAAGTTTCAAATCCAGATACTGCTCCCGCAAGTGTAAGGGTTCCCGTACCAGTAGTGGTAGAGGTTTCTTTTACTCTATCATTTACAACCAAAGCCATTTTAACTCCTTTTTAGTTTACGATATTCTCAAAATTGCAGCAGATGTTGTAAAGTCAGGGAATTGGATAGTGAATGTACCTGATGTTGCAGTTTTATCACCACCAAAATCCAAAACAGCTACTGCTGTATCTGAGTTAGATGTATTATAAATTAATGCTCCTTTTGCAGTTAATGTTACCCCTGTAAAAGACCTGTCAGCAAAGTCGACGATTGCTACCCCTGATGCTACAGATGTTTGTTGAGATCCTACTGCTAGTTTTCCACCACCTGCTGTGTATTGCCCAGATGCTCCTACTTCATTATCAGTTGTGTATGAAGTTGTTGATGCACCTAAGACTGCAGATGAATCATATAAAGCTAATTTAAATACACTACCTGTTGTTTGTGTAAAATTATGTTTACCTTCTAATAGTTCTTTCTTGAAAGAATTTGCTATTGCATTTGTTGTTATTGCCATTGTTACTCCTTGTTTAATTTTAATTATGGACTAGGTGAATCTAATGGTATTCGAGTCACCCCGTCGCTGTAATCATCTCTTCTTCTGTATCCTTTTTGTAAGATACTGAAAGTTTTCAATTCCTCAGTATAACGTGTTTTATACGTGTTGTACATATCCTGCGGGCCTTTTAAGAACCCAAAAGCTTCTGTCATTACACCGTAGAATAATAGATTCTCAGCATAAGTTGATAAATACGTTGTAGTATTTGTAGCTGATAAATGTTGAGGTGTTTTAATATAATTAATCTGACAAGTAAAAGCAGCACTTGGTGCTGGAGCCACTAATATATAAGTTGGGTCTTCATCCCAATAACCATAGTATTTAGGGACACCAGTTACAATTGGACTAGTATTTGGAGAATATTCTGAAATAAAAGTTTGATCTCTTTTCTCAAGATATATTCTAGGAGTTCCTGATTGAGTAGAATCAAATACTTGAACCGCTCTTAAATATAGTAAATCACCTGGTAAAACTAAATATCTATTTCCTGAAGTAAAGTTAGAAGTAGAATATTTACGGTCTACGTCCATCCCATCTACAGCTCTAGATATCGTTAATTCTACATCGGTAATAAATCCTTCAATAATAGAATCAGTTAGCACCGTTGAATTTACTTCTGTGTAATCTCTAACTTTAGTTAATAATTGAGAAAACGTAATTGCCATTATGATATCTCCACAGTTACATGCGCTAAGTACATTGCCATAGCAGGTTTAATATTTTCTGAAGGTCTCATACCATTAGCTGAAAAAGCTAAATCACTTTGACCATATTCTGGATAAGCTGTTACTACCATATTACCCCCACCTATTTGATTAGGGGGAAAGTATTGTGGTCGAGCGTCGATTAACCCTTGAGGATCAGCTCCATATACTTTAATTTCTAATTGAG